ACAAGGAAAAGATGTTGGACGCAAAACGTCAACTCAAGGCTCTGCCAGAATCTGCAACAGAAGAACGGTCTCGACTAGACTTTGAAATTACAAAGTACCATAACTTCCAGTTGGTTCGTAAGATTCAGCTAAACTCTGCTTTCGGTGCAGTCGGTAATCCGTATTTCCGATATTACGATATTGATTGTGCAGAAGCCATTACAGTTTCCGGAAAACTGGCTATTCGTTGGATTGAACAAGAACTTAACAAGTACCTGAACAAACTGGTCGGAACTACGGATATGGATTTCGTGATTGCGTCTGATACCGATTCGGTGTACCTGTGTCTAGACAAGGTTGTTCAGAAAATTTTCACAAAACCAGCCACTGATGCAAAGATCACAGAAACGCTTGAAAAACTGTGTAAAGACAAGATTGAGCCGTTTATTGGGTCTCGCTACGAAGAACTAGCCAAACGTGTAAACGCATACGCCCAAAAGATGCGTATGAAGCGTGAGAGTATTTGCAGTAAAGGTATCTGGACTGCAAAGAAACGGTACATGCTTAACGTGATGATGGGCGAGGACGGAGTGCTGCTTAAGGAACCAGAACTCAAGATCATGGGTATTGAAACTGCACGTTCCAGTACACCACAGATTGTGCGTAAGGCTCTCAAGACCGCAATAGGTTTGATTATGAATCGTGGAGAGGGTGCCGTTCGTGAGTTTGTTTGCACTTTCCGTAACGAATTTGATGCTGCTCCTGTAGACGACATTGCGTTTCCACGATCTGTTACAGGTATGGACAAGTACTCGTGTAACACCCATGTGTACAAGAAGTCTACACCTATTGCAGTCAAGGGTTCTTTGCTGTTCAACCATTTCTTGACCAAAAACGGAATGGATAAAAAATATCGGTTAATTGGAGAAGCAGACAAGATTAAGTTTGTGTACTTGAAAGAACCTAATCCACTTTCTCATGTAAGTGGAAAAGAGCAAGTTATTTCTTTCGGGACACAAATTCCCAAAGAACTACACCTAGATAAGTACGTGAACCGGGACCTACAATTTGAGAAATCTTTCAAAGATCCCTTGAAAACCATTTTAGATGTGCTACAATGGAGTATCGAAACCCAGCCGACGCTGGAAGACTTTTTTGTGTAAGGACGCACATATGATGAGCTTTTTTCTTTTTGTATTTTTAATTGTTATTGTTATTGTTTGTGACAGACTAGAAAAAAAATGGAGCGATGATGAATCTAAATGAACTAATTAAAGAGTCGGGCAATCAGTACGCAGGTATGATCGAAGACGGTATTGAAGGCAGCGATATTCGTGGTTTTATTGACACGGGTTCGTACGCGTTTAATGCTCTGGTGTCTGGTTCGCTGTACGGTGGTATTGCAGACAACAAGATTATTGCACTGGCAGGCGAGTCCGCCACAGGCAAGACGTACTTCTCTATCGGCATGGTTCGTAAGTTTCTTGAAGATCGCAAGGACGGCATGGTGCTGTACTTTGATTCAGAACAGGCTGTCACATCAGACATGTTCCTGGATCGTGGTGTAGACCCCAAGCGTATTGCAGTATTCCCTGTTGCTACCATTGAAGAGTTCCGCAATCAGCTAATCAAGATTGTGGACAAGTATCTGGAGCAAGACGCAGACAAGCGTAAGCCTCTGATGGTTGTACTGGATTCGCTGGGCATGTTGAGTACCAGCAAAGAGATGAACGACACTGCCGAAGGCAAGGAAGTCCGTGACATGACTCGTGCTCAGGTTATCAAGAGCACGTTCCGTGTGCTTACCCTGAAGCTTGGCAAGGCAGGGATTCCTCTGGTAATGACTAATCACACCTACGATGTGGTGGGTTCGTACGTTCCAACCAAGGAGATGGGCGGTGGTAGCGGCCTCAAGTACGCTGCGTCTACCATTGTATATCTGTCTAAGAAGAAGGACAAGGATGCAGACGGTCAAGTAGTTGGTAATATTATCCACGGCAAACTGTACAAGAGTCGTCTCACCAAGGAAAACCAAATGGTGGATGTTCGTCTAAACTACGACAGTGGACTAAATCGTTACTACGGACTTCTTGACATTGCTCTAAAGCATGATATATTTAAGAAGGTGTCAACTCGTATTGAACTTCCCGGCGGCGAGAAGGCGTTCGAGAAGAATATCAACGAAGAACCGGAAAAGTTTTTCACTGAAGATGTAATGAAGCGTCTTGAAGAAGCAGTAGCAAAGGAATTTAAGTACGGACAATGAAAGAGTTTGAACTAGTGCTTCTAGAAGCTCTTCTCTTCCGAGAAGACTTCTACAAGAAGGTTATTCCTTTTATCAAGATTGAGTACTTCCATAGGAAGCCGATCCAGATGTTGTACACATGTATTCACGATTTTGTGATGGAGTACAACGCTTGTCCATCCAAGGATGCAGTAAGTATCTGTCTTGAGAAGCACAAAGGAATTGCTCAGAAGGAATACGATGAGTGTATTGAGATGCTGGAAGACTTTAACAAGAAGTCTGCAGACCAGCACAACTTGGAATGGCTGGTTACAGAAACTGAAAACTTCTGTAAGGAAAAGGCTCTGTACAACGGCATTATGGAGTCCATTCAAATTATTGATGGAAAGTCCAAGGACAAGATCCGAACAGCTATTCCAAGTATTTTATCTGACGCTCTTGCAGTTAGTTTTGATACTAATATCGGTCACGATTACTTGGAAGATTCGGATCAACGATACCAGTTTTATCATCGAATCGAAAAGCGGATTCCGTTCGATCTGGAGTATTTCAACACCATCACCAACGGTGGAACTCCCATCAAGACCCTGAACATTGTGATGGCAGGTACAGGTGTAGGTAAGTCTCTGTTCCTGTGCCACCATGCAGCAAACTGTCTTGCACAGGGCATGAATGTCCTGTACATTACCTGTGAAATGGCAGAGGAGCGTATTGCTGAACGTATAGACGCTAATCTGCTAGACATTACACTGGACGCTCTTCGTGAACTTCCCAAGGAAGTGTACGAAAAGAAGATGAACACCTTGAAACAAACCGTTAAGGGTAAGATTATTATCAAGGAGTATCCCACATCCAGTGCCAGTGTGAATCACTTCCGTGTGCTGCTAGACGAACTGAATCTTAAGAAGAAGTTCAAGCCTGATGTGATCATTATTGATTACCTAAATATATGTGCATCCAGTCGCATGAAGCATAACGGTAACGTTAACTCTTACATGTACATCAAGGCTATTGCAGAAGAACTGCGAAGCCTTGCGGTTGAGTATGGAGTTCCTATCTGGTCTGCCACACAAGTAAATCGTGTAGGGTTTGCCAGCACTGATATCGGTCTGGAAGACACGTCCGAATCGTTTGGTCTGCCTGCAACAGCCGACTTTATGTTTGCCTTGATCTCTACAGAAAAACTGGATGAGATGAACCAGATCATGGTGAAGCAGTTAAAGAACAGGTATAACGATACTGCAATCAATCGTAAATTTATTGTGGGCATTAATCGTGCCAAGATGAAGCTGTTTGACGTGGAGCAAACACAACTAGCGGATGCCAATCAAGAGCCCGAGACCCAAGAAGATGAAGAGTATAAATTTACTAGCAAGTGGGGCAAGAAAGATTTTTCAAAGTTTCGATCATGACTTTATTCATAGATAAAAAGTTTATCAACCTGATGTCCGGCCAACTAGAACGTTTTAGTTGGAAGAAAGACAATCTTGCTAATTGTCGTTGCCCCATCTGCGGGGACTCCAGCAAGAATAAAGTTAAGGCCCGTGGTTTCTTCTTTGAGAAGAAAGGTGAGTTCTTTTATAAGTGCCATAACTGTAGCGTAGGATTAAATTTATATAATTTTATGAGTAAAGTATCTCCAAGCCTATGTAAAGAGTATAGCCTAGAAAAGTTTAAAGAAAAAGAAACGCCAACACAAAGGGAAAAACCAAAAATGCTGTTCTCCAAGAAGCCCAAGAAGAAGTACACGATTGAACTTCCAACTGTTGCTGAACTTCCTCCCAACCACCTTTGCCGTCAGTTTGTGGAACTCCGAAAGATTCCAAAGGCGATGTGGAAACACCTGTACTACGCAGAAAATTTTGCTCAATGGGCAAGCAGAATTAACAAAGATTCTGCAGATGGTCTGGCCCATGAGTCTCGTTTAGTGATTCCCATACTTGATCGTAAAGGATATCTGGTTGGTGCACAAGGACGAATCCTAAAAGTTTCTACAGACCGTAACGCTCGTAAAAGTGTACGTTACATCACCATTAAACCAGACGAACAAGAGCACAAGTCCTGGTACGGTTTGGACAGATTAGATCTGACAGGAACAGTGTACGTTGTGGAAGGTCCGCTTGACTCACTGTTTATTCCAAACTGTGTTGCCACAGTGGGTATGAGTGATGTGTTTAACCTTCCCAAAGAACTCAAGGGTCGTTCTGTAGTGTACGTGATGGATAATGAACCACGAAATTTACAAGTCATTCAAACTATGGAAAAACTTGTTGATCAAGATAAGCGAGTTTGTGTGTGGCCTGAACACATTAAACATAAAGACGTTAACGATATGATTATGGACGGAATGGACAGCAGTGAAATCCTAAATATCATTAACAGCAATTCGGCATCGGGTCTTGAAGCACAAATAAGGAT